AAGACCTTTCCTTCGGTGGAGAACCTCCCTTTCATACGATTGAAGCCTTCCCTTTGAACGCTCTGTATTATCGTTATTGGCGACCATTTGTGAATGAGTTGTATTCTTCGGATGCTCGAAAGCTCACCGCGTTCTTCCGTCTCACGCGCTCCGAATTAGCGACGTTCGAGTTCTCGGACAAGATTTATATCAAAGACACGTATTGGAGGATTCTATCGGTCTCGTATGACGCGACAAGCGATGACCTCGTGAAAGTGGAGATGCTCAAGGTCTTGGGAGATATCCGCGATTGCGCATTCATCCCGACAGGAATTGACAAAGCAAACGGGAAGATTCAATTCGAGAACACGAGCGGAAACACGGTGACTCAAGTTTCGCGGCAATGTTGCGAGCGATACGGGTATTTTTATGACAACGATTCATCCAACTGCTTTCAACCCTTCGAACAATGAGGAATCTTGATAATCATCGTTATATAGGAGAAGCGATCCAATTACTTCAGAACAAAAACGAGAAGGTAAAAGTTCCGTTTTGGTTCAAGGCGTTGGATTGGTTCCTCGCTATTGGTTACGTCTCGGGACTTGCTTTTCTTCTTTATAAACTCATCACATGGCTACTGAAAATATCGTTCTAAAAGTCACCGCAGACACAAGCGATGTCACGAAGTCAATTGATAAAGTTGGTGAAAGCGTCGACGGTACTTCGGGGGCGGTTAGTGGGTTAACGGGACAACTTGACAAGATGACCGGAGGAGCCGTTACAGGGTTCCGGAATTTAACGGGCGGAATCAAGAACGGAGTAACGGGTCTCAAGTCGTTCAAGGTTGCTCTTGCAGCGACCGGAATCGGTCTTCTTCTTGTCGCTATCGGGTCGCTTGTTTCATTCTTTACAAGCACGAAGAGAGGAGCGGAACAACTCAAGGTGGCAACCCAAGCACTCGGAGCCGCGTTTGACGTTATTAGAGACCGTATTTCGAAAGTCGGTGGGGCATTAGTCAAGTTCTTCACGGGTGACTTCAAAGGGGCGTTGGATGATGTAAAAGGCGCGTTCACAGGAATCACTGACGAGATTATTCGAGAGACGAAAGCCGCTGGAGATTTGCAAAAAGCGATGAACGCGCTCAAGGATGAAGAGAGAGACTTCATCAAACAACGCGCGGAGACGAATAAACAAATCGCAGAAGCCCGACTTCTTGCGGAGGATGACACTCTCGCAGTTGAGGAACGTATCGAAGCACTTCAAAGGGCGGTTGACCTCGAGCAAGAGACAGTCGCACGTCAAATCGAATTGGCAGAAGAACGGGCGAGGATAGCCCGAGAACAGAAAGATTTGGGCGAAAGCCTTGAGGAAGATTTGCAAGCGGTTGCAGAAGCAGAAGCGGCAGTCATCGACTTACAAACGGCATCACTTCGAACGCAGAAACGACTACAAACGGAACTCAACTCGCTAAAGGTGGAGGGCATCACCAAAGCACACGAGGCAATGCAAGCCGAAATCGACCTTGCAAATGCCACGGTCAAGGCGATGGAAGACCGGAAGAAAGCGGAGGAAGGAACGCTTCAGGTCACCCAAGAGACAGCCGAAGCAACGCTCCAAACGAGGACAACAAGTTTCGCGAATCAAGTGCTCGGGTCGGAGACTACGGAAGAAGCAATTCGAAGACAACGACGAGAGACATTCGAAGACTTTTTGAACGGTGCCGAACTCGTGGGAATTAAGGGAGTGGAAATGGCTTCCGCTGCGTTGGGGGCTTTATCCCAATTGAATGAAGCCTTTGCCGGAGAAAGCGAATCGGATCAGAAGAAAGCGTTCGAACGTAATAAAAAGTTTCAAGTCGCTCAAGCCATAATTCAAACGGGTATGGCTGTCACAGGTGCTTTGACCGCAGGTGGTAACCCCATTAAATTAGCGACCGGAGCGCAATTCGTAGAAGCAGCCATTGCAGCCGCAACGGGTGTTGCACAAATTGCAACGATTAAGAAGACTAAATTCGGAAGCGGTTCAACGCCACCTCCTCCAGGAAACAGAGGAGCGGGAGGGACAGCAAGCATTCCATCAACCCCACAACTCGACCTCGGGTTCTTGGGAGCCGGAGCAGGTCAAACGGGCTTCAGGAGTTATGTCATTGCATCGGAAGTCTCGAACAGCCAACAGGCAAACCAACGAATAAACGATCAAGCATCATTAGTAGGATGAACATTATTGAACTCATAATTGACGAAGAAGCGGAGATGTACGGAATCGACGCTATCTCACTCGTCGAACAACCCGCTATCGAATCGGATTTCGTAGCTCTCAAGAACCAGCAAATCCAATTCAAAACCCAAGACAACGAGAAGCGTCTTGTCATGGGTGCGGCACTCATTCCCGATAAACCCATCTATCGCAAAAGCGAGGACGAAGAATATTACGTGTATTTTTCAAAGAAGACCGTCCGACGAGCGATGGAACTCTATTTCAAAAACGGCAACCAAGCGAATGCGACCCTCGAACACGAGCACACCTTGAATGGGTTACACGTTGTCGAGAGTTGGATCGTCGAAGGAGAGCAAGATAAAAGCCGGATATATGGACTCGATGTCCCGGTCGGTACGTGGATGGTCTCAATGAAGGTCGACAACGATGCGATTTGGGAGAAGTACGTGAAGGAGGGAAGTGTGAAAGGGTTCTCAATCGAGGGATTCTTCACGAACAAGTATGAACTCGCAAAGGCAACCGTCAAAAAGGACAAGCGATTTAAAGAGGGACAGCGCGTCGATATGGAGTCATATAACGATTACCCCGATGGAGTCAAGAACAACGCTAAGAAGGCGGTTGAATGGGCTGAAAAGAACGGGTGGGGGTCGTGTGGTACGGGAGTCGGAAAGCAACGAGCGAACCAACTCGCCAAAGGAGAGAATATAAGCGTCGAAACCATCAAGCGAATGCGGTCTTACTTGAGCCGTCATGAAGCCGACCTTGAATCTTCAACCTCATTCTCTGACGGATGCGGGTATCTCATGTACATGGCTTGGGGCGGAAAGGCGGCTCTTCGTTGGTCGGAATCCAAGCTCAAAGAATTAGAGCTTCTTTCGGCAATTGAGATTGAACTCGGACTTGAATTTGTAAAAAACCAATTAACGAGTAAGGATTAAGGTTCTCAAATCGTTATATATAAAAACCCCAGAAGATGACTCTGAAAGAACGCATCTCCGATATCTTCGAAAAGTACAGCGTCGAACTCGCTGTTGAAGAGAAGGAGGAAACACAAGAGGTCGCTTTGATGGCAACAGCCGTCCTTGAAAGCGGTCAAGAAATTATGACTGACGCGGACGCATTCGCTGTCGGTGTTTCTGCTTTTGTCGTGAACGACGAAGGCGAACGAATCCCTCTCCCGGATGGAGACTACCAATTGCAGGACGGCTCAATGCTCGTCGTGGCAGAAGGTGCCGTTGCTGAGATGAAAGAGGCAGAAGCCGAAGTCGAAGCCGAAGAGGAGAAGGAAGAAGAAATGAAAGCAGAAGAAGTCGAGGCTTCATCTGAGGTGTTGACGCGAGAAGCTGTTGAGGGCATGATTGCCGAAGCTATCGAAGCAACGAAGAAAGAATTCTCTTCACAAATTGAAGAGCGGGACGCGAAGATTACGGAGTTGAGCAAGCAAGCCACTCCAAGCATCCCACGCGCCCCAAAGATGGAGGCACCCGTTTCCGTCGATTTGAAAAGTTTATCAATCCAGGAACGCGTCGCAGCGATCCACAACCAATTCTCTAAATAATGGCTAACGCTACAGTTCTAGTCGGCACTTATGCCGGCGAAGCAGCCAGACCTTACGTCGCTGCTGCAATTTTGTCTGCGGACTCAATCGCAAATAATTACGTCTCTGTATTGGAGAACGTACACTCTAAAGCGGTTCTCCGCAAGTTCTCCGGCGCTGCTATTTCTGCCGCCACTTGTGAATTTACTACAACAAGCGGTCAATTGGCTTTGGGTGAAGCGGTGCTCGATGCCACAGCTCTTCAAGTCAATGAGCAAGTATGCAACAAAGACCTCCGCGCAACTTGGGAATCTGCACAGATGCGAGGACAATCTTCCTCCGCTCCCGCTGACTTCACAACTTACGTTGCTCAATACGTAGCGGCAAAGGTTGCTGAAAACGTAGAAATCAACTTGTGGCACGGATTGTATAACAGCACAACAGGCGGTACGACCGGAGGTGGAGCCGGAACTTCTTTCGAGGGACTTTTACATAAAATTGTAGACGCTACACCGGGCTATGAAAAAACAGCCGCAGGAGCTTTTACCGCTGACGCAGACGCTACTACGGGTATCTTAACGAAGCTCGATGATATTGTTGCTAACGCTCCAAGCGCGGTTCAATCAGACGCGAACACGGTTATCTACATGAGCCGTAAGTCTTTGTTCTTGTTGCAGCGAGCAATGGCAGGTATCGGAGTATTTAGCGGAACCGTTTCAGGCAATTATGCCGGTGCTGCTTACTCTCCTGAATTTGTCGGTGCAGCGCGACCAACTACCTTCCTCGGGTTTAACGTAATTGCTCCAGCGGGGATGGCGAATGACACTATCGTTATGTGCAACCCTAACCAATTGTACTTCGGAACTGACTTGCTCACCGACCACATCCAAGCGTCTGTTTTGGATTTGACAGGTGTCACGGGTGACGATGTTACTCGCGTTATCATGAAGTTCTCAGGCGGTACGCAAATCGTTGACGCAGGGTCGATCGCTGTTTCTCGACGCTCATCCTAATTCATTCGGGGAGGGGCGTTAAATCCCTCCCCTTAATTCCTCAAATATGGCTTGTTCATTAACAATTAACGGCAGGGCGTTTCCCTGTAAAGATAAAATCGGGGGAATCAAGCGCGTTTGGATTAAGCAATTCGAATCAACCGATTGGGGTACTATTACAGCGGGAGTTGTTGCGGCTGCAAATGCAATCGCGGTATTTGGTTTTGAGATTACAAAGAACTCCGGTTCATTTCAACAAGCGGTAAACGCATCGGTTGAGAATGGCACGGTTTTCTACTCTCAGGTTCTCGAGTTGTCGATGCCTAACTTGGTTGCAGCGGATAACGTGGAGATTCAAGACTTGCTCCAAAACCGCTTGACGGTCATCGTGCAGGATGTCAACGATAACTATTTCGCGATGGGTCACACGACAGGCGCGGAAGCTACTGGAGGCACCGTAGGCACAGGAACGGCAAAGGGTGACTTCAACGGCTATCAAATCCAATTGACAGCGGAAGAAGCTATCCCAGCTCCGTTCGTTGCCTCTGACGATGCGAACATCACCTTCACGGCTGGTACTTGATTTCATTTTCTTTGGTTAGAATATAAAGGAAGGGGGAGGGCAATAGCCTTCCCTTTTTTGATTCATCATGATACACCTCAACCCAAATAGCGCAGACGAGCAGTTCATCTATTTGACGCTCGCAGAGATGAAGAAAGACTTTGCCGCGTTCACGAATTATCTCATAATTTTGGAGAACATGGCAAGCACGGACAACCACGCATTTATTGGAGATGTCGAAGTCGACAACGCTCGATATACCAAGATAAGCGTCTACACGAATCAACCTCTCGGGGTCTCAAGCCGTGTCCTCCTCACCGAGACAGGGCTTTACACGTACAAAGCATACGGGCAGAACAGCACAAACAACTTGAATCCGACCGATGCTTCGGTTGTTGGACTGCTTGAACAAGGGACTCTCAACGTAGCGGGTGCGATTGGGTACGATATACCCGACATCACCATCCCCGATAATTACATATATTACCAGTAATGGAATTAATACAACTCAATCAATACGAAGAACGATCCTATCGGGAGACAGCCAATAAGATGGGCTTCGTGAATTACGGAGATGACAACCTCTTCCCGCAATACCTCGTCGACCTCTATCATTCGTCCGCTACTCACAACGCATTGTCGACAACTATCGCGATGATGATATTCGGTGAAGGCTTCGACGCTACGACCCTCGATGGAAGGCTTGCCTTTGACCAATGGAATTTGAACGACGAACTCCGAAAGGCTTGTCTGGATTTCAAGATTCAAGGCGGGTTCGCTCTCGAGGTGAATTGGAGCATCGACCGAACGACTATCGCGAACGTCTCACACCTCCCGTTTGAGAATATCCGCTCGGGCTTCGTCAATGAAGATGAGAAGGTTGAGTATTACTATTATTCAAAGGACTGGAACGATAAGCGCGAAGAGCCTTCGGAGATATGCACCTTTGACCCTGAGAGGAATATCGAACACCCGACACAGATTCTTTATGTGAAGCCGTTCTCTCCAGGGTCGTTCTACTATCCGAAACCCGATTATGTTGGCTCGATTAATTACATCGAACTCGATAAGGAGATAGGTAAGTATCACATTAACAATATGTTAAACGGCATGAGTCCCTCGTTCTCCATCCACTTCAAGAACGGCATCCCACCGCAAGAGGAGAGAAACCGAATCCGAATGGATATCGAAAGGCAACTCAGCGGGGCGAGTAATGCGGGCAAGTTCATTGTGACTTATTCGGACGATCCCGATAGAAAGCCCGACTTCGAGCCGTTCCAATTATCGGACGCTCACAATCAATATCAATTCCTCTCGGAAGAAGTTACTTCAAAGATTATGGTCGGACACCGTGTGACCTCTCCTCAGATGTTCGGGGTTGCGGTACCGGGAAAGCTTGGAGGCGGTGGAGAGCTTGAGACCAGCGCAGAACTCTTTGAAGAGAATGTCATCTCAGGCTATCGCGAGGTAGTCATTGAGTCGGTTTATACGCTCATGCGAGCCGCAGCAATCGACGCGAAGGTTGAGCCACTTGGAGCAGCCGTCGAAGAAGCCAACGTCGAACAATCATATACAGGTGTTCAAATCAGTTCAGCGGTTGACGTTATCTCGAAAGTCACAACCGGAGAACTCACCCGCAATCAAGCTATTCAAATCCTCGTTTCGATGCTTGGGTTCGGGTTGGAACAGGCTGAGAATATGTTCGCGACCGACTTACAACTCTCAAAGGAAGAGCCACAAGAAGTGAACCTTGATGGATGCGTCGACTACCTCACCGACAAAGGCGAAGAGATGGGGGATGAATGGGAGTTGATAGATGAATCTCCCGTCGATTACGACCTTGAGAAAGCACGTGACGCGATGTGGGCATTTGCTAGGGTTCCTTCATCGAATCCCAACGGCAAGAGCGAACAAGATACCGAGATCATCAAAGTTCGTTACACCTACGCTCCCAAGTCTACGCAAGAGAGTTCCCGTTCCTTCTGCAAACAGATGGTCAACGCGGGCAAAGTATACCGCAAGGAAGACATTGAATCCGCGAGCTTGAGAGCAGTGAATCCCGGACTCGGTGCAAATGGCGCGAATACTTACGACCTCTTTTTGTTCAAAGGCGGGGCGAGATGCCATCACTTTTGGAGCCGTCAAACATACTTGCGAAAGAACAACAAGAAGATCTCAGTCAATCAAGCAAAGAAACTCATCCGAGAAGCGGGAGTCGATGCGAAGCGATTACCCGAGAACGATAAGCGAGTTGCACAACGTCCCGTCGATATGCCGAATGAAGGCTTCATAAACCCCCGATAATGTCACTACAAGCAGAAGTCCTTTTCGTGAATCCGGACTATATCAAGCGGATCACCAACATCAACGGAAGCATCGAAGACGCTTACCTCGTTCCTTCGATTATCCTCTCCCAAGACAAGTACATTCAACTTTATTTGGGTACCGACCTCCTCGACAAGCTGAAATCCGATATCTCGGGCGGTGGGTTGTCAGGAGATTACGCCACTTTGATGAATGACTACGTTAGAAAAGCCACCCTTTGGTGGACGATGGTTGAGCTTATCCCCTCTCTTTATGTGAAGATGGACAACGGCTCGCTCGTTTTAAGGGTATCTGAAGGCACTCAAACCATATCTCCGGATGACTTACACCGCGAAGTGGAGAGAGCGCGTCAGAACGCCCAATTCTACACCTACCGGATGTATCAATATCTCTGCAACAACTCGTCCCTCTTTCCTGAGTACAGTTCAAACACGGGTGCGGATATGCTCCCGCAACCAGCGGACTATTTCCAGAGCGGAATGAGCATAAGCAGCGGAGGCGTTCCGAATATCGTTGACCTCAAACAATTCTTCGGATGAGAAAGAGCCGAAAAGAAAATATCACCTTATTGAAAAAGTTCCTCGATGACCTCGACCGAAATAATACTAATGTTACTCCCAAGCGCGGTCGCGATCGTGGGAGTGTGGGTAAACCTAAACCGTGAAATAGAGAAATTGAAGGGGCGCATCATCCGCGTTGAGTCCGATAAAGACGAACTCAAAGACATGATGAAGGAAGTCGTGAAGGCGGTGCATAAGATTGAACTCATGCTCGCGGAACGATGAGACATTTCCTTCTTACAGAATTCGATTCTCCAGACGCTCCAGGCTCGGGGCGTATGATGGATCCCAGCTTTCTTCGCTTGCTTGATGAAGCTCGGGATTGCGCTTCCATTCCCTTTCGTATTTCTTCGGGATTTCGTACGGTTGATTACAACCGCTCACTCATTGAGAGGGGGTTACCCGCTTCCCGTAATTCTTCGCACCTCCTCGGACTCGCAGCCGATATCGAGGTCACCAATTCACAAGAGCGGTTTATCATCATCGACGCGTTGATGGAAGTTGGCTTCACGCGGTTAGGCATTGGAAAGAATTTCATACACTGCGACATAGACGAAATGAAACCCGAAAATCGAATCTGGACATATGTATGATTTAATTACCAAAGACCGCGATATCCACGTCCTCCCGTTCGACTTTGAGAACACCGAAGACGTGAAGAGTGTTTATCTGCTCTCAGACATTCACTTCGATTCTATTAAGTGCGACCGCAAACTCTTTTTCAAACACCTCGACCGAGCCAAAGAAGAGAACGCGGTTGTTTTGATTCTGGGCGATTTGTATGATTTGATGAATATGAAGTTCGATCCTCGCGGTTCTTACGACTCATTGCGACCCGAACTCAAAGCGATGGCTTATATCGATGAGGTCATAAAGGATTGTTCAGATAAGCTCGAGCCGTATAAGGATATTATCAAACTCATCGGACAGGGGAACCACGAGACCAACATCACCAAACGACACGGGGTCGATCCCATTCAACGAACGGTGGGAATCCTAAACGCAAACGGAGGGAATATCATCGCGGGATATTACGCGGGGTGGGTCGTTATCAAATGCAGCCGTAACGGCAAGGGAGGGCGCAGGAGCTTTCCCCTTCACTATCACCACGGGTACGGAGGCAACGCGAAACGCTCGAAGGGTGTTTTGAATGTGGATATTGATATGAAGGATTATCCGCAAGCGGTTATCATTGCACGCGGTCACACTCACCAGAAGTGGTACGTCCCCGTTATGCGAGACGTACTCACCTCCAACTTCAACCACGGACAAGAGACCGTCCACGTAGTACAGACGGGATCATACAAAAAGAAAGACCGTTCTATCGGGTGGGAAGTTGAGAAGGGCTTCTCGGTACCTCGGTTGGGCGGCTGGAAGTTTTCAATCAAACCCTTCGGACAATCATACGACATCCAATGCGAGGAACTCCACTAAAAGAAACAAAGCTCGGACAATGGTTCAAAACAAAAGCACCGAAGGTATTCGACCTCATCGGGGAGATTGTCCCAGGTGCGGACGCGCTGAAGGCGATAGGTGCGTTAATCGACAACACCGAAACCAGCGACGAAGAAAAGATAGAAGCGAAGCTCCTAATGGAGGAGATCGCAAATGCGGACAGAGCGAACGCGAGGAATCGGGAGATTGAGATAACGAAGAGCCTGGGTCAGCGGGATTGGATGCAAGTCTTTGTCGGTTCGGCGGCTATGATTATCGGAATTGTCATGGTCGTTTGGGCGAAGACTGGCGTCGAAGACAAGGAGATTTTCTTTCACATCCTCGGGTTCGCGGAAGGTACCCTTGTCGGTCAAGTGGTAAACTATTATTTTGGTTCTGCGAAAAAGTAGTATCTTCGGATTCTGTTTTGTTAGGGTATAGACACCCATTTGTTACGTTTGTAGGGAGGGAGGCTCAACGGGGCTTCCCTCTTTTTTTGCGTAAAAAAG